CTGCAATAATAGCCGCCATCTTGAGTGCGTCTTGTACTGAGCTATCTTTAACTTCTTTGGTGCGAATCTCCGCAAAAGACATTGGATCGTACAAATACGTAGAGCCATCTTTTGTTTGGCGTACAGGAGTTACATCATACTTTGCGTATAGTGACTGAAGCATTGGGTCACGCTTGTACGCTTCCATCAGGGCATCTTGGTAACTTAACCCCTCGGTGGCCTGTAGATAGGGTATTTGTTCTTTTAGTATAGGTTTAACTAACGACTGAAACTCAGATATTTCTTCTGATGTTGCATTAGAGTGAGTTTCAAAATTACCCCCAAAGCTATCAGGGGTTACTTTTTCTTCAACGGGGTTAAAATCATAGCCATAGTGATCGCTAAGAACTGCGGATGTATCTTCTATACCGTCTACCCCAGCGATACTCCCGTAAGCACTTTTAGTGTCTGCTATATTAGTGACAGTTTTAAAGCCTTTTAGGTACTCAGGAGAACCTGTTTGATCTACATATTCTTCGGGAGTAAATGTTGCTTCAATAGGTTTAGTGATACCCCCTAATACTTTACCGGCATAACCCTTGTTGTAGAAATCGTCTAATTCATCTACATCATCTATAACATCGTAAAAGTTCTTACTGGTTCCGCTCATTAAGAAGTCTTTGTACTTCCCCATTGTGTACTTAGCGTCAGTTGGCTCTTCTAAAGCCTTTGCTACCTCTGGCGAAACTGCACGGCTAATATCTTTGTTATTCATACCTAGACCGCTGTACATACTTCGCAGGTCTTCGGTTGCTTTAGCTACTATCGCTGGGTCTGGAGAGTTAAGTTTTGCCGTAACAGGGTCAGTTGTTGCAACAGGTTTTGCGGTAGGTTTTGGAGCAACATAGTCTATTCCAGCACCGGGTACACGAGCATCGGTTATAGCAGGCTTAGGTGCTACAGGAACTATGGGTGCAGGCTTAGGTGCTACAGGTGCGGGTCTAGGTGTAACTACAGGTGCAGGCTTGGGTGTAACTACTGGAGCAGGCTTGGGTGTAACTACAGGTGCAGGTGCAGGTGCAGGAACACTACCAATTCCAGATTGGTACTGCGCTATACGCCTTTGTAATTCGGCAGGGCTTATCCCTAATCCACCTAACCCTATGTTTCCTAATCCTATATTCATCGCTTTACCTAATTAGCTATCAAAACGCCTTGGAAAGACGCGCCGATTTCTACATTCGTAGTATCGGTACTCGCTCGGCATTCAACGTCTGTTTTTTCTGGTAAAGCCAGAGGGTATTCAAACGGCACTAACAAGAAACTGCTTTGTAGCGTTTGTATTATGCGCGTCCTAAACGTGTTAGACCCAAACTCACGAGTGACGAATTTAGCGGTGACGTTTTTATTAGCTAAGGATATAGCTGCGGTAAACGTAGCGTCGTCTGCATAGAAGGTTGAGCCTGCGGGTACAGTATATACCGCCTGCTGTGTTTGGTTATCCCCAGCCGCAACTTTTGCGTATATATCACCTGTAGGTACCCCCGCAGTTGCTCCAGAAACAGAAACATATATGTCCCCTGCCGCAGTGCCCCCACTACCTGACGTAGCAACAACCACACGATTTACTCGAAGCCATCCTGACGCATCGCCAATCTGCACCTGTGTCTGCCCGTTCATGTTTACGGTGACGCTTTGAGCGGCGTAGTTTTCGTCTAAGCCGTCTATAGTAACAGTCTGTGCACCTGTACCTGCGCTAGTATCTGCGGTGCTAGAACTACTAATAAACGCCGTAAACGCCGCCGTAGCCCACGGATAATCCCCACCATGCCCCCAGATACTTTCTTCAGTACCATTTACATCTGGGTTAAACCCAAACTTATACTCAGGAGACGCACCAACCACTTGGCCTTTAGATACTTGTAATTCGTATGGTTCTTGAACCGCCATAGCGTCCCTCAGTGCATTGTCTAACTGGTTAAAGTAGATCCGCAGTACATTATTAAATTGTTCAAACGCTTGTGGGTCATACCCGTCAGGCGGCGTGGGTAACTGCGGAGCAACAAAATTTATGTCTACCGTCATTACCGTCTACCATCTGGGCGTATATCTAATCTGGGGGCACCTAACTGCCAAGTAACTCCCACATCCCCAGACTCTAGCTTTATAGATAACTGCCTACCACGTACTCTGGTGTAGACCTGATCTGTAAACGCCTCAACAGGAACTATGGCACTGCGTGTGACTGCGGCGCTGTTAGACCCACCTTCAGAGAGCGGAGAATTATACCCAGACCCAGACGACTGTAGCGGCAATAGCTCCATAGTTACGCTAGGACTGTCCGCAGTAGACCCGTCAAATGTAACGTCTGGCAGTATTCGACGTATAAACGAGAAGCTGTTCCCATCCTGTATGTCGAACTGTGCTGACGTTATGTACGACGATATAGCAGTGTTAGTGCCGGTTACATTGTCGTCTACACCGTCTTCGTGCATAACTAAGTTATTACTGTATGTAGCAGCAACAGGGTTCGCACGAGTACCGGAATCTAGCCAAGCACTGCGTGCTAATGTACCGTCGTACCATACATCTAGTACGTGGTTATAGATTACATACTTATCTATGGTGTTAGAGTTAGCTGAACAGTAGAACCACCAGATCTCGTCAAACCCCTCGTTAGTACCTGCAAATACTTGATCTATTTGGTCAAAGTTAAAATCGTTGAATATATAGCGTTTTAAGTCACAGCGTAAGTTCTTAACCCTACCATCGTACATGTAGAAAGAATCACGGCCCATCCAGTAAGCTATACCATCTGAGTAAGCGGCTGAGTTCTGAGAGGCAATAGATATGTTTTCACCAAGTAACTGAGAACCCCAAACTAAAGCGCCACCTAGATACTGTAGCGCGTACATGGCAGCGTCAGTCCATACCAAAACTTCTTGGCGAGACTGTAGAGCAGTTACTATCTGAGAGCCTTTGGACAGCTTTATATCACCTGCTTGGTTAGCCGCGCCGGGAGTCCACTGAGCCGCGTTTGCTTGGTCTGACCATCTAATAAGTAGAGGGTCTTGTACAGCACTGCCGATTGTATTGGCACCAAAACAGAAAACGAACTGACTTATATCTGATACAAGAATAAAATTTTGTACCGTGGGTGTATTAGACGCGCCAGCAAGTGTAGATAGTTCTACCGCACGCCCATTAAGCCCGTCTGCGTTGGAAGCATCCCAGTAGTAAACCGCGCCGTTGCGAGGGCCAAATACAAGATCTTCACCAAAATTAGATTGGCTCCATAAACGTAAAGAATCTGTAGCTGTTTCTATTCCGTTACCCCAAGTGCCTTGATCCCACCCACCTGCACCCCAACCTACTAGCGGAACTTCTATTTCTGGGCCGACATTTATCTGGTATATGGCTGTTACCGAACCACCACCTGTAGCAGAGGAACTAGCGGCTGTAGCAGATTCTATGGTGTAAGTATTACCTGTAAGATAGGTTATCTGGAACTCACCGTTTAAGGTTAATCCCCCTACAGCAGATGCCCCGCTAAATGTAACGAAATCACCGTTTACGTACCCACCATTAGCATCGGTTACAGTGACCGTAGTAGACCCACTGGTAGTAGTAAACGGGTCGGTCAGAGATACACCTGCGGGGGTGCGTTCTGGGGTTATATCATAGTACAACCCACCTTTCTCTAAGTAGAACTTGAGGTTCGTGCCTACACCTAACAACTTTTGATTAGACAGCGTGACCCAACTGTGTAAAGACCTACACAAACCAAGAAACGTGTAACTAGACAGCGGCTGCCACCCACCTATTTTTTCGGGTAGCCCACCACGAAACCTGACTTTATCGCAGTCATACCAACCCTCTTCGGCAGCGTACCGAGTAGTCTCACGGTTTACTCCGGGTTTAAATAACAGCTTCTGGAGCGGCATTAGCGGTACTCACCTGTGCGAATCATCTCAGTCACCTCTATGGCACGGTTGCCTACTTGTTGGCTCCACTTACTGTCCATGAATTCGTCAGCGGCAACGTCAAACTGTTCACGGGACATAGCCTCTAAGGCTTTAACAAAACCACGTAGTCGAGTCTGGCCCAGATTAAACGAAATATCAATTAAGGCATCTTGTCGTGCCTCGTTCATTGCGGGGAACCAAAAGTATGAATCCGTTAACTCTTCTCGCACGCGCTTGATGTCGTTGTTTAACAGGTAGTCAATCTCATCATCAGACAAACCAAGACCAGACTCGCTAATGTTTCTGCCTACCGCAATTGTTTCATACCCAGCCGAGCACATATAAACCTTAGACCGCACACCTTCGTGGCGTTTAAGCATACTAATTAAGTCGCTCATTACTTCTCCCTAGCTACGAAGTTGACCTTCTCGTAGCTTCTCATTGCGCCCAAACCGAGCATTCCCATCATAACCGGAACGAGCAGGGTTGTATCTATTTCGGGTAGGTCTACCCAGATGCCAAGAATGTTGGCAATAATTGTATTGTAGAGTAAGCCCAACGAACACACCCAGCCGATA